AATAAACGCCCTCACTCTCCCTGTTTTTATACCCGCCGTACACGGTGTCGTACTGGGTAGCGTATGTATTTTTCCAGTAATACGTCGTGTCACCACAAATCCACGGCACATCTGCAGCACTGCCACCATGACACTGCGCGTTAAACACAGTGAGGTCAGCACGAAACTGCTTCAGCATGGCTGTAAACAGCGCAGGTTGCTGTGCGTAGGTGGCGGCGCTCATGTCAAACTCTCCCTGCATCCAGCACACCGCCAGCAACACATTTTTCGGGTTCTTCTGTAATGCAGCTTTAGTGCGCGCAATCAGGTCCTGATATAACGGTTTACCCACACCCCAGCGTGCCGAATCCTGGCTGGCCCCCGCGTCCGCACTGAATGTCCCCTCCGCGCCCTGGGTGAATGCCGAACCACCACGACAGCATGGTACCAGCAGGATCCCCGCGTTATTCGGGATATACGGAAGCAGTTTTTTGGCAATATGTAAGCCCTGGCCGACACAGCCGTACTGCCCTTTGCTCAGGTCTGCCTTCGGATGATTCAGCGTACTCATATCCTGCACATCATGCAGGCAGTGGTCGGCCGGAATAATATCGTTATATCTGCAGGCAGCCCCACCCGGCGTCACTGTACTGCGGCGCGCCAGCTGTTTAATGCGCGGATCCGGAGCATCGTATGAATCCGGCAGCGGAAGCCCTTCACCGTAAGCCATGGCATTGGATTGCCCGGCCAGTACGATGACGTAGTACCAATCCGGCTCAGTTGCACCACTGACCACCACATCACCTTCTGCTGTAATCGCCTGCATCAGAGTATAAGGGGTTATGGCCACCGGACTACCAAACGGCTGCCAGCCCTCTTTCAGTTTGTGTGTCAGCTTTTCCGCAAGGTCTGACGGCGACGCCGCCCTGACAACATCATAATGTTTAAATGTCATTATTCCTCCCGGCCGGGATAGTGTATTAAATCAGATATGGAGTGGGCTGTAGTCCGGAAGCCTGAATGACACACGGGGACTACAGCCCAAGAAATGAAAAAAGGCCACGCAGTTGCGCAGCCTGATAAACCCTGGTTAAAATCCACACGATAACAACACAACAATATCAGTATCTCATGCTATTGCCCGAACCCATTCGGGCATTTTTTACCCATAAAAAATGCCCCTCCGGAGAGGGGCATGTTTGCATACACATTCTTTTTCTTGCATGGTGCCGGGTGCCTCCCGGTGAATTCAGCCGGTGTCACTGAACCCGCGTCGGCTTGCCTATAACATAATAAATGCTACCTACACCAGTCGCCCCTCCGCACAGGGGGATTCACCATGCAGAAGTGTTTTTAATAAACAGCAAATAAAAAAATCAAGCATTATGCAGGCTGTTTCTTTTTATCACCGGCCACAGCAATACCACAATGCCGCAGACCAGCACCCCATCCGCCAGCACCGACATGATTCTGCTGGTGAAATCCACCATCACCACCAGAAACAGCAGGAGTGCAGCCACAGCCAGGCGCAGTTTTACCGTCACAGGTAATTCTCCAGACGAAGACCCAGAACACCGGCAATCTCTTCCAGCACCTTGCGCTCTTCCGGCTCAATTTCGCCGTCTGCCTCCGCAATGGCCACCGCCACATCCAGCACATCTTCCGCTTCACGCGTATCGTGTTTCACATCCTCAATCTCGCGTAACGCGGCACGACGACCAATTTTAAAATTGGTATCCAGCTGACCGATAATGGTTGCGCTAATCGCATTAATTTCCGAGGTAAACGCAGACAACGCAGGCTGATTACGTAAGACCTGTTCGATCTTCGCTTTCTCGGATGCCTCGCATTCACCATCTGCATAGGCCACCAGGTATGCAGCGTTAATCACCGCCTGTGCCAGATCGCGTTTCTCAAACTTTTTAATTTCCGCTGCCGCTCTGCGGGTTTTCTTTTTGAAGATTCCAAACATCGTGACGTTCCTTTGGGTGGGTGAGCCAACGCCCGGGAGCGATCTGCCCACAGAGAAAGTCACACTGACCACTCCGTAAGCTCACCCCCGAAAGGCTCTGTGGTTGATATGCGCCGGGCGTGGCGCAGATACAAAAAAGGCCCGCCGAAGCGAGCCTGGAAAATAAGTGTGGCGCGTTGTAGTGGAGTCTAACCACTGACCGATTGCTTAGAAGGCAATTGCTCTGTCCGACTGAGCTAACAACGCATGATGCTGATAATGGACCGCCACCGGGGACTCCGAATCTCGCACAGGGTGACGTTCTTTCCTGATGAGCTAGTGGCGGTTGGTGGCCCTTGCTGGATTTGAACCAGCGACCTGGCGATTATGAGTCACTCGCTCTCACCACTGAGCTAAAGGGCCGATAACATAATGATAACGTTACAGAATAAATTCAGCAATATCACTCTCTCTTTCTGATTAAATTCTGTACATCCCTTGCGGTCTGCTCAAAACGTCCGGTCTCCAGCTCAACGCCAATTGCACGACGCCCCAGTGCATTCGCTGCTTTGACTGTCGAACCGGACCCCATGAAGAAATCTGCAACCAGGTCTCCCGGACGACTGCTGGCGGTAATCATTTGCCGCAACATATCTGCCGGTTTTTCACAGGGATGTTTGCCCGGATAATACTGCACAGGCTTGTGCGTCCAGACATCCGTATAAGGAACGGCTGCCGATACGGAAAAATAACGCCGCAGTGATTTGTACTCTTCCAGCAGGCTGGCATACTGCCGGTTCAGCTCACTGTATGTGCTGACCAGTTGGTGATGTGGCTTTTCCAGTTCACCCCGCTGATGTTTCTCTTCTGCCACCCGGGCAAACAGCACCTGAAGTTTTCTGTAATCATCCTCGTTCGGTAACTGCCACTGGCTGGCACTGAACCAGTGCGACACCATGTTTTTCTTTCCTGTGGCATCCACAATCTGTTTTGCCGTTATCCCCAGAGCAGCACGCGCATCACGAAAGTAAGAAATCAGCGGGGCCATCACATGCTGTTTCAGTGCACTGCCCTTCGCCGCATAACCACAAATAAAAAAGCCTTTACTGCGGAAGGCGTCTGTAACAACCGAACTGATAGTCTGCCAGACCCGCCATAACAAGCTGGGTCAGTATTAACTGGCAGCGTTCGCGTGAAAGATAAGTGTTCTGCGCAATTTCCTCGACGGTCGCCGGTTCGGTGACGCTTAATTCATTAAACACCACTCTGGCGGTTTCGGTCATATCCTGCTGTTTTAGCATGCCTTTTTCCCTTTTCCGGTTAACGTGACACACCAATAACTCTTGTCGAAAAAGCCAGCAAGCTGAAAGAACGGTATTAATAACCACCAGCGAATTTATTGCGCTGCTGTATATTACGGACACAAAAAAACCACCTTCCGGTGGCTTCCTTGTGCGAAAAAACTTGCATTTCGCCTCGCGATACAGCTTTGCGGAGCTTACAGGAATTCAAGCTGTTTCTGCGTAAAAAAGCAAGCTTTTTTTATCGAAATGAATCGTGCATAGGTACATAAAGCATGTGTTCAGCCACGGCTAACCAACCTGCAATACGTTTCTCACATGTGCTGAAACACCATTCCGGGTGAGTACGATTTAAACATTCTGCCATTTTTCTCTTACTCATTCCCCGTCCTTCGTACCTTTGCCGGAGAATATTGATTAGCCCGGGATATTCCCCAAGCACCTCACTGATAACGCGATCAATAATCAACGCCTCTGTGTCTGTACAATGTGACAACCAGCTCTTCTGCTTCCCTCTGGTCATATCCCGAAAAAATGCCTCAAGTTCCGGTTTTTCCAGCCCGGATTTCTTCATGCTGCGTAAAACCTCATTAACTGCTGTTTTCGTCAGCCTTTTCGAAACCAGTAACCGGTTAAACATATTTCCGGATTTACCCCCACCGATATACGACCACCGCCCCCACATCCGTAATTTCCCCTGGATCCAGACTGCTTCCAGCGTGTTCAGGCGTAAATGTTCGCCGCTTTTGCCTGTAATTTCCGGATATATCATATTTACGCTCACTCACTCTCAATTTTGTAAATCTTCACACCCAGCCGTCCACCAGATACTGGCTGACCACGTACAATATTGATTTCATCAAACTGCTCGTCATCAATGAGCACTCCCGCATGCGTCAGCGCATCCAGCGGTGCTTTCAGAATATTGTCCAGGTCACGACGACGCTTATCCGGTGGCTCTGCAATAATTTTTATTGCCAGCCGTCCGGACAGGCTTAATTTCAGTCGCTGCTGGCGAACAATAAGCGCCACTGCCCGGCGATAACGCTCCCCGGCTTTTGATACAAAATATGTGCTGCCACGGCGTCGCCAGTAAGTGTTCACCGTCGGCGGGTAAGGTAAAACCAAATCTATGAGCATCAGTCACCTCTTTTACCCGAGCACGCCGGTTGCAAAGGCGTGATCAAGAAAACGAAAAATTAACTCAATCTGAGAGCCGTACTTTTTCTCAAACTCCAGCGGGTCTGCATGAAGTTCGTTGTGGTGCTCCCGGCACAACGGTAACGTGAAAATATCGTGGGCCTTTGTCCCCATTCCCCCCTGACCATGACCAATCAGGTGATGCGGATCGTCAGCAGGCTTACCACAACACGCACACGGCTGTGTCTTTACCCAGCGCGTGTATTTCTCGTTAACCCAGCGGCGACGTTTAGGTCGTTTCATGAAAGATTCCGGAGACTCAGGATCAACGGCAATGCTGACCACCGTCTTTTCCTGTGGTGGGTTCTGTTGCTGGTGGGCGTGAGGCAGCGGCGCAAGATTTTTTGTGCGCTGCTTCAGTATGCTGGTGGCGGTCTGCTCTCCCGGTACGATGTCGCTTTCACGGTACACTGAGCGGATTTTTTCCGCACGCAACCCCAGCGAACGACGTAATACCGCTTCCGGTAGCGCGTCCGCCACCTGATTGCGGACCGCCCACCAGGATAATTCAGCCAGAGATAATTCACGCTCCTGCGTACCGCATATTGCGTGACCGATGACGTCAATCATCCATGCTGACAGGTTTTGATGAGCAAGTTGCTCGAGTGATTCGGATGTCTGGTCACGCAGCTGGTTGTCGCAGTGCCAGCACAACACCATTGCGCCGGTACCATAACGGTGAATAACGGTTTCACTGTGATGATAATCGCCGTGTGGCCACTGGCAGGATTTAACATGGCGCAGTAACCAGTCAGACAATGCGCCAGCGCCACCAGCAGCACGAATCACCCGTGCGTTACTGAAAAACGGCAGCAATGTTTTGTCTTCCACTAGCGGCTGGCGAACGGCAGGGACGATGCCGGACGGCAGATTACGCATGCTTTTCGGTTCCGGCTCCACCAGTACCCGGGTATTGTGGAATACCGGCATGGATTCACGGCCCGGCTTAACGATCACCAGCCCGAGTTCCGGTACCAGAACAGGTCGAAGTAATACCCGCACGTTACCTCCAGATGCGTTGCTGGAATGTGCGGGACGGACGCGGCGGGCGTTCGGAATAAAGGAGCCTGACGTAGATTATCCAGTGACGGTAGTCGAGGCTAAGGGCTTTCTTAAACTCATACCCACGTCTGCGGTAGTTATGAATCAGCCATTCGGCCTGTTCTTCAGTGCAGGGATCGTGCTGATACCAGTCATATTTGAATGTGTGAGAACACCGCCCTTGCCTGCTGGCAGGGGCGATATCAGAATTGTGATGTTTGGTATTGTGCGCCATCGGTTTTCTCTGCTGGCGCAGCAGGTGCCAGTTGTTCAAGCTGGCGTGCGGCAATATTGTCTCTGATTTCTGTTGTCGTCAACAGGCAACGTGCTATCATCGAATGGTGTTCTATCCTACTCCGTGAGGTTTACCATGCGTACAACCCAACAATTCAGCATTACATTAACTAACGAAATGGCTGACATGGTGCGCGCCCGTGTGGCTTCCGGTGCCTATGCTTCAGAAAGCGAGGTCATTCGTGAAGGGCTTCGCGCACTGAATGAGCGCGATAAAGCAATCGAAGCGTGGTTAACGCATTCAGCCGCCCCCTCTCTTGATTCTATCCGCGAAAACCCAAACAACGGACGCTCCATTTCACAGGTTCGCGCCGCGATTCGATCCGGGAAGTAATCTGCATGACATATGAAGTCATCATTACTCCTGAGGCCGAAGAACAAATAATCAACCTGCACAGATATATAACGGAGAAAGCAGGGAACGTCATTGCTGACAATTTTGCCAATGCGCTTCTTGATTATCTTGATGGGTTTTCTACATTCCCGCATCGGGGCAATAAACGCGATGATATTCGCCAGGGGATGCGGGTAACTCATTTCCGCCACAGAACGATTATTGCTTTTGCCGTTGATGGCAGAAAAGTCTTTATTGTCGGTATCTATCATGGTGGGCAAAGTTATGAAACCGATTTCTTATAAACTTTTACCCACATCATTCCGGTGTTAGAATTAACCGTCCGCCCCCCTCTCTTACTGGCGGATTCGTAGGCTATATAAATCAAAGATCCCGGCTCATGTTTGTGTCGGGATCTTTTTTCGGCGATTTATCCCCAGCGGCAAATCGAATACACCACCAGCGCCACCGCCATCGCAATTCCTACCGTTGTGAATGCTTCAGGCCTGGTCATCGTAAAACATCCTCCACGCTTGTCAGTCCGTTTCGCTCCAGGTAGTCCATCGCCTTATCCGGCAGTTTGCAGTCCGGCTTCGCTTTCCTCAGTTGCCAGGCTAACTGCTTTACCTGCATAGTTAACTCGTCGACCAGACGCTGATACCCCACTGGTTTGTATTCATGCAATTTACCGGCTGGCTCTGCTGCCAGCGATGCCAGTGCGATTTCCAGAACAGCAATATCCATCTTATATGTGCGGATGATGTCATGGTCGATTGTGCCCGGTATACACAGTCTCTGTGCTTCAATAGTCTCCTCTGCGTGAGCTATTAACTGCTCTCTGGTAATAGTGGTCATGCCGCGTTTCCTTCTTTCTTATTAACAATTACACCGTCATATATTTCATTAAGGTGCCCTCTCAACTCCATGCGCCTTAATGCAGACAACATGTAATCGCATTCAACCTGCTTATTTCCAGTAAATGGCTTATCGTCAGGATTACCCCAACAGCAATTACCCTTGGGCCACCCATGTACTTTCCGTACTCTTCCGTTAACAACGTGAAGTAATCCCCAGCCAGGTGGTAAATCCTCAATTGAAATAATTCCCGGCTCACTAATAAAGAATCGCCAGTCGCCCATTCCAAGAGACGGATTTTTACGAAAACACTTTTTTCTATCTGCCAACAAGTCAGCACGAGAACATTTCGCCTCTATCAGGCATGATGCTGAATTTCTGAATCCCATAGCATCTGGCTGTTCTCCGGTACTGGTTACAGCTATAAAGCGGTCATGAAAACAAACCTTGAACCCGTTGCGCTTAAGGAACTTGTACGCAATCTGACAGAGTTCGCGGTGTGTTAACGCCATATCACTCTCCTTTGATGCGAATGCCAGCAAGCCAGTTTCTTATGCCGATATATTCAGCGTTCCTGAAACCGCTTTTTACATATATAAATGGCAAGCGAAGATTGTGACCATTGACTGCCAGGTAGTCTTTACAACCCTGTTCGGTGAAACAGCAGGTAACGAATTCATCAATATCTTTCACAGCAACGCGCCGCCATTTTTCTGGTGGCTCTCGAAAGTTTTCATGAAGTAGCTCGAGACGACGACTATGGCGTTTATTGGCTTCATTGCCATCTTCGTCAACCCAGACAATCCGGTCATGGTCATAATCAGCATCAACAACGATTTCGCGCTTTTGATACACACAAAACATGGGATCTGACGTTATTCGATTGTCCTGTGTTCGAATATTTTCACCGATGATGCCAAACGAATCTGGTGCAGATTTTGTCTGCATCTCTTCGATACGTTCAGCCATCGCAGCACACTCTTCAAAGTTGCTTAATGCTTTTCGCTCCCATTCGGCGCATTGTTTTTCCAGTTCTGCTATGCGCTTACTTCCATCCGCGATTACTCCCTCGTAATATTCACGCTGCTCGTTGAGTTTTGATTTTGCTGCTTCAAGCTCAACGCGCAGCTTCCCTACCGTTAGCGCAATATCCTCGTTCTCCTGGTCGCGGCGTTTGATGTATTGCTGGTTTCTTTCCCGTTCATCCAGAAGCGCCAGCGCAACATTTGGATTAAAGGCAGCAATAAATTCAGCGTTTGCGTAAGCCTGAGCATCTGTTTCAACCAGGCAGTTAACATGACATTCTGCAATCACGCCACCGGGTTCTCCTTTCCATTTTTGACAAACAAAAACTCCTGTTATATTCCCATGCTGATTGCCCGATGTATGCCCTACGATGTAGCATCCTTTAGTTGCTTTCTCTGCTGCTTCACGCAGCGCCTGATAGTCAATCTCGCTCATTCATCGCCCCACTCATCACAATATGCTTCGACCGCAGTTTTCCCTGCTTCATAATCATCACGCCATGCTTCAGCATCAGCAGCACTGCCACCACGTAACTCTGCATAGTCCATTAACAGTTCATGCCATTCTTCAAAACTGACGCTGTATTTAGTTGAACCAAAATCAGCCATTTTATTCCTCCTCTTCGTCTTTTATTTCGTGATATGAGTAATTGCAGTAGTTAAAGAAAATATCTTTTGCTTCGTCATGTATTTCATCAGGCGTCGCATCATCATCCACTTCGAATTCATCCTCGAAATCTCCACCGGCTATTCCCGTTTCAATAATTATTTTAAACTTTCGCATTTAACTACCGCCCTTTCGGGCGGCCTCCTGATGTTCTTAGGGTGCAGAAATCCCTCCGGTTAAGGATTAAATTTTTAACAGAGCTAAATTTAATTATTCAGTTCTGGATTTTGTCGCCCTGCGTATCCGCGCTTTCGCGTTACGCTCAATCTGAATTAGCTTTTCTATATTTTTTCGCCTTTCCCGCTCCTCCTGGCGCAAGAGCCTTACATCATCTGCCAGTCTGGTTTCTCTTTTCGCCACAGAGAGCATCCAGTCAAACGGCTCCACAACTGCACCGCAGATTTTACAGCGGACCTGACGCTCTTTTTCGTCAACCCGAACAGAGGCGTGATGACAATATGCTCTTTCCGATGCCTCATAAAGAAAATTAACCTGATTACGTGGGTCATCCTCTTTTACCGGAAATAAAACGATATTGCTTAACTCATCTTCTGGTTTTATTTCCATGCTCTTCTCCTTTGATGTGAATGCCAGCGGTAATTGAAGCCTGATAGCTAATTTCATTCACAGTATCGCCTCCTGAAAATTACCCTGATAGAAAGCCAGTACACGCAGCATAACTTCACTCTTCCGGCACTCGCCACAGATTATGTTCTGTTGTCTGTCGTAGCGGCGTATTTCTCCGTCTGGTAACTTTCGAATCAATGTCTGGTCGGTTGTTTTCTCCGCTGCCTTACGCCATACGCGATACACCTGTTCTGATGTAAAAACACCGTATTTACCGGGCATGTATAAATCGCCACAAGCCAGTACATCCACAAGGCAACGTCTGACTGAATGCCAGCCTGCTCCCGTCGCTCTCTCCAGTTGTGATATCGTCATGCGTTCATTTTTGCGTACCAGCCCGATAATTCGGGCCTTCAGTTCTTCACGCTGTTCGTGTGTAAAAGGTTTCGCCATAAGCGCCTCCGGCAATCACTTTTCCGATACAACACGGCGGGAAGAATCAGTAATCTGTCGAACAATATCCCGGTGCTTGTTCAGCTCCCGCAGCGCGGCGCAGACTCGCTCCCACTTCTGAACATCACTTTTCGCCCTGCGCAGCGCCAGGTTTGCCCTGCGAAGGGACGGAAAAATCAGCTCATCTGCTTGCGTTTCGGTAAACGATGGCAACGGCTGCACAATGTCCGCCACAGTTTCTGTTTTAATTTCTTCCTGTGTTGCGGCTTCCCGGACTGGTAACGCAGCACCTGCTGGCTGAGGAAAGGCCTTACCATCATTTTCCGTTACCGGCGCGGCTTTCGGATCTGCTGGTAAATTACCC